CATGATCCCCTACCTCCAGGCGGTCATCAAAGACCAGGAGAGACGGATCGCCGAACTTGAAAAGAAGATAAATGAAAAATAAAGGAGGAAACAAATGCAGACGATTAAATTGAACCTTGTTCCCGGTGACATAAGGGAGATCGTTCGTTCATCTCAGTATGACGTCGGCAGGACGTTCCGGTGTGAGCTGTTTGACGGAAGTTCGAGCTACAAGCTCGACGGCACGGAGACGATCACCATTGAGGGGCAGAAGAGTGACAACCACATCTTCCTCTACAATGTTACCAACACGTCAAGCACTTACGTCGACGTTACCACAACGGAACAGATGACCGCTCTCGCCGGTTATGTCGACTGCGAGCTCCGCATCAAGAAGGGCGGAGTAGACATCGGCACGGCAAACTTCTGGCTCGAAGTAGAGAAGGCAGCAACCGAGAACGGCACGCTTTCCGACTCCGACATTTCGGCGCTCCGCGAAGTCGAAGACAGCGCAAACGCTGCAGCGACCACGGCAACGGGCGCGGCTGCATCGGCAGCTGCGGACGCTCTTGCTGCTGACGCATCGGCTGACGCGGCAGCTGCTTCGGCTGAAGAGGCTGCAGGCTGGGCTGCTTCCACCGCGAAGAAGCTCGTGCTCTGGCGCGATCCGACAGACAATGGACTCAACTGGACTTATGATCCGGACTTACCTGATTAAATCATAGGAGGAAAAACAAAATGGCAGCAGAAACAGGAAATTTCCCGCGCGACGCATCGGTCATGGAGATCGCGGCCCAGCTCGTTCACCAGAACACGATCCTCGAGAGGATGGCCATCGCTCAGGGTGCAGAGCTCCCCGACGTTGACTGGAACGAGATCGCGGAGATCGTCAGAGGCGGAAATGCGGCAAGGGACTTCAACATCGGCGACCAGATCGTTGATTCGTGGACAAACGATTCCAACGTCAAGTACGCGTTCCCCTGGGACGTCGTCGCTTTTGGCAACTTTGAGAAGCATGACGGCACCGTCGTGCCCGGCATGGTCCTTCAGGCCCACTATTCAGACCCGATCGGTATGCAGTTCTCAGGCTATGCGGCGCTCCTGCAGTGCCCGTCAGGACTTGCAGCAGGCACTTACCACTTCCAGTGCTCTGGCACATGGGGAAACATCACAGCCAACACGGACTATCAGTTCACGCTTACCCAGGCGGTCCCCGAAAACGGTCTCGTTTGCGGACCTCAGAACTGGCCTGACGTTGCAGTAGCAAACTGGAAGATCACGACCTATGCAAGCAACACGTCCACCACTCCGATCGAGCAGGTGGCTCTCACAGCAGGCAACGACGGTACAGACCTCGGCACGTTCACTCCCGGATATTCTTCCGCAACAATGAACGGCTATCAGACAACTGCATACGGCTACAACAGATGGTCAAAATCAGCCATCAGGCAGTGGCTCAACTCCGACGCGGCTGCAGGAGCCTGGTGGCATCCTCAGACGGTCTGGGATATGGCACCTTCAAAGGCATCTCAGTACAGAGGCTTCCTTGCGGGCTTCTCTGATGATTTCAAGCACATCCTTCACGAGACCAAGATCAAGACCGCCCTGAACAACTCGGACGCTACAAAGGAAGGCGTGGGCTATGAATACACCTACGACAAGCTCTTCCTGCCCGCTCTTGAGCAGATGTACGTCACGCCTCAAGCAACCGGAACCGATGCGGAAGGCGACTACTGGGAATACTACAAGGAGCTGAACGGCACCGAAACAAAGTATGCTCAGAGTGGCACCTATCCGGAGCTCATCAAGTACAACCTGGCAAACCATTCAAGCGCGGCCTATCAGCGTTTGCGTTCGGCCTATCGAGGCACCTCGAGCTTTACGTGGTATGTCAGTCCTTCAGGACTTGTCCACTACCTCGCTATCAGCGCTCTGCAGTGTGCTCCCGCTTGCATAATCTGCTAATCTTACTAATCGCCGGCCGACACCTCGGCCGGCTTACATAAAAATCTTTAGAAAGGAGTGAATAAATCAGTGAGCGTACCTGTGAGTCGCAGGAATGAGAACCAGACGCTGAAGACGCTTCTGCTGACAATGGACCTCGCGTATTACACCGTCAAGATCTGCTGCAACGAGAACGTCTTCCTGCCGAAATACAGAAACGCGGTGACGGACGACCTCATAAGACTTGCAAAGGACATTTACATAAACTGCAGGACCGCGAACGACATCAGGGTCTCCACGGAAGAAGACCTGAAGCTCAGATGCGGGTACCAGCTCAAGGCTAAAGCTGATTGTGACACTCTGATCGCCGAGCTTGACATAGCAAAGCGCGTATTTCATCTCTCAGGCCGCCGCATAGTATATTGGGCGGGCAAGACGATGGAGTGCCGCGAGTACATCATGCGCTGGCGTGAATCTGACATCAAGCGCTTCAAGGAGCGCTCTGATGATAAAGGGACGTAGGCTATAAACACATTGAGCGTTTGCGTTCGGCCAATCGAGGCAACTCGAACAATACATGGAATGTCAATACTTCAGGAAATGTCAACAACAACAACGCAATCAACGCTCTGCAGTGTGCTCCCGATCGTTTCTTCCCAGAGGCATAAAGACCGAAGCATAGCTCCGGTGCCCTCAAAGTAGACACAAGGAGCCGAAATCCCGGGGAAACCCGAACAAGACAGCGGTGACGCGGAGGACGATGGTTCCAGCCGCTATCAGCGCCGCTGATTTATTTTTCAACAAAACAATGATGGATTATGACGAGCTCATCAGTTTTGATGCGCTCTACGATTCTATGCAGAAATGCCGCAAGGGAGTCACTTGGAAGGCTTCCGTGGCGCACTTCGTCCTGAATCCGCTCGAAGAGTGCATCAAGCTCTCAAGAGATCTGGAGAACGGCACGTACAAGGCCAAGAAACCGAGGCGGTTTACCGTCTACACTCCAAAACGCAGGGAGATAGTCTCCATCGCCTTCAGAGACCGCGTGTATCAGCGTTCGCTGAATGACAATGCAGTTTACCCTGCTATGGTCAGGAGCTTCGTAAAAGCGAACTGTGCGTGTCAGAAGGGCAAGGGAACGGACTATGCCAGGAACATGTTTTCCAACATGCTGCGCAGGTTCTTCCGGAAGCACGGCCTTGACGGTTACGTGCTCCAATGCGACATTCACGGCTATTATCCGACGATGAGTCACGCCCTGGCGGAGCGGACCTTTGAAAAGAAGATCCACGGGAAGACGCTTGAAGCGGCCCGGAACGTGATAAGGCAGCAGTACGATGGTGACACGGGCTTCAACCCCGGTTCCCAGATGATCCAGATCGCGGGGATCTCAGTCCTCAACGGCATGGACCACTTCATCAAGGAGAAGCTCTGCTGTGAATACTTCGTGCGGTACATGGATGACTTCATAATTCTCGAACAGGATCTGACCAGGCTTCAGATCATACAGACGAACATCGGCATGTATCTCGCCGGACTCGGCTTTGAGTTCAATCCGAAGAAAACGAAGATCAGGCGGATAAGTGAACCGATAAACTTCCTCGGCTTTGATTACAGACTGACGAAGACGGGCAAGGTGATAAAACACCTTGATCCTGGGAATCCGAAACGCGAACGCAGGAGGCTTGTGAGACAGGCGCGATGCGGAGCTGAGATCGAGAACTGTTATCAGGGCTGGAGAGCCCACGCCCAAAAGGGCAACACGTACAAGCTAATCAAACGAATGGACAACTTTTACAAGGAGGTATCTCAAAATGCCCAAAATCGTAAGACCTACACAGCCGATCAGGGACCGCGTCGCAGCTGAGAACGCGATCGCACAGTCACTCAAGAACGAGGCCAACATCGAGTTTATTGCTTTAATGACCGATGTGGAACTGCCTGACATGATGGAGGAGGAAATCGGAAATGCTGACGCCTAAACAGATCGAAAAGTACAAGAAGTATTATCAGGACGGCCTCTGGACCAAAGCCATGATCGACGAGCTCTATGAGAAGGGAAAGATCACGGCAGAAGAAAGGGACGAGATCCTCGGCGAAGATTAAGAGGTAAAGTCATGGAAACGGTTATCCAATTCACACCGGCTCAGTTAGTGGCCGCAGCTGCAGCGATCATAACCATCTCCACAGCTGTGGGGATCCTCATAAATCTGCTGGGCAAGCTGAAGGAACCGGAGACCAAACAGAACGAAAGAATCTCAAAATGTGAGATGCGTCTGGATAAGTTTGACGTTATGGTCGAAAAGTTCCAGGGCTTTTTCTCGAACGACGATAGGCGCTTCAAGGAGATAGAGGAAGGAAACAAGATCACCCAGACGGCGATACTTGCCATCCTTAAACATTCCATAAACGGAAATGACGTCGAAACTCTTAAAAAGGCCGAAGCCGATCTCGAGAAATATCTCATCAACAAATGATCTGCGAAATTCTGAAGTCTATCATCATAGGCTTCTTTGTGACGGTCTTGGCCGTCCTTGTTTACATCTCTACGAAAGGAGACGAATAATATGAACGATTTAGGATTTATCGCGTTCCCTGCCATAGTGGTCCTCTGCTATCTGGTAGGCGCTACTCTGAAAGCTATCAACAATGAAACGCTCGACAAGTTCATCCCGATGATCTGTGGATTCATCGGAGGCGGTCTCGGTGTTCTCGTATTCCTGACCATTCCCGGATATATCCCTGCGGACAACTGGCTCATGGCTCTGGCGATCGGAATCGTGAGCGGATTCGCTTCGACCGGAATCAACCAGGTTTACAAGCAGTTCACTCAGGAAGAATACTACGAGAAGGACACGGAAGAAGATCTCCCTATTGAAGAAGGCGAAGAACAGGAGGGTTGATTATGTCCTCACAGTCCACAATGGCCGCCAAAATGAAAAGTTGGAACGGCTACTCTGAAAAGAACGGCAAGGCCCAGAAGTACATAATAAACCCTTACAACAAGCTCACCAAAAGGAAACTTACAGTCAAGACGCCGTGGTGCCAGATAACGTGCGTGTCCGCTGATTACCAAACAAAGGTGGTCAAGAGGTACACGACAACGGCTGGATGCCGTCAGGCTTTGAATTGGTTCAAGAAGAAAAAGCACTACTACAAGAAGGGGATCACTCCCAAAGTCGGAGATCAGCCTTTTTACGACTTTAAGCGCAAGAAGGCATCTAAGCCTACACACACGGGAAGAATAATCTCCGTAAATACCAAGAAGCACACCTGTATCGCAGAAGAAGGGAATACTCACAATTCTACGAAGCAAAGGTGCTTCAATTACCTGACCTACAAATACCTTCTGGGGTTTGGTAGGCCGTTCTACAAATGAGATTCAACGGAAAGCCGTATTTGAACCTCCATATTTGCAAAGAAAGAGCCCTCGGCATGATAGCCGGGGGCTTTTTCTTTTGGATTGATCTTTGCGTGCATTTAGCAACAACTATTTTATCATAGTGGCACCAAATTGGCACCCAATTAAATGGACTCAACCCGCAAAGCTTTACGGAAAGCCGATTCTGTTGGTGGAGATGAGGAGAATCGAACTCCTTTGTGTTTCGGCACTGGTGCCGAGAATGTCCGTAAAACAAGGCTTTTTACTTTTGAGTCATCCCTTTTGTCCGTCCGATGTGGACTTGTTGGCACCAAAATCGGCACCGAAAGTCAAGTCAATGACCTGAGCTGCTTCCTTCGATTCCGTGTCGAGGATGTGGCCGTATGTTCCAAAGGTGTCCATGCTGACGGAGTGACCGACGATGTCCTTGATCGTCTGTTCTGGGAGCACGTTCTTCATCAAGGAAATGAAAGTGTGACGGAGTGAATAGACGGAACCGGGAAGACCACGCTCCTTTTTGAGCTGCATCCAGTGGTTCCTCATCGTGCTCTGGTTTCCCTGGCTTCCGTCAGGACTGCAGAAAATCCATTCCGTTCGGAGGTTCGCATCCTCGTTTCTCTGGATCGTCTTTCGGATGATGGAGCTGGCCAGCTCTCCGATCGGGATGATCCTGCGGGCGTTTTCGTTCTTTCCCTCGGTTATCATTTTGCGATTGTTTATGGATCTGTGAATAACCACGCGATCAGGAAATACGTCGGAGGTCTGCAGGCCCAGAGCTTCGCCCGGTCTCATTCCCGTCAGAAGCAGGAAGCAGAAGAGGGGATGATACCAGAGATCGGACGGCTCAAGGAGCATCCTGGCATCGTCACGCTGCAGGATCTCCTTTTCCTTCTTTGAGTGGCCCTTCGGAATGTATAAATCACCACGGGGGAGTTCACATTGAAAATCCTCATATCCGAATTTAATGATTCCCATGATGACTCCACGAAGATTTTTCAAAGTCTTCTCGGAGAGTGCTTTTTTCCGCCCCTGCGCTTCGTTGATGAGGCTTTGCCAGTCTCGGAGGGTAACTTTGCATATTTTCTTTTGGCCGAGCACAGGCGTGATGTAGAGCCGGATATAGCGCTCGTATTGAGTATAAGCCTCCGATAATTCGCCACGGCGGGCCTTAACATCCTCGAGGAACTCTGCAGCGACTCGGCCCACGGTCTTCTCTCCGGTCGCTTCTCTGAAGTACCACTGATCGAATTTTCTCTGACACTCTTTACGGCCTTTTGGACCAGGCACGGAAGACGAGAAGGAGAGTCTCCTTCCGTCGTGCCTGATCTGGATTCTCCAGCGCTGGCCGTCCCATCTGGGTGTGTTCATAATTATCCCTCCTGCGTAGACAGCAGATATTCGGCGTAACTCTTCAGCTTGGCAATATTTTCGGCGCTGAGCCCCTTCGTGAACGAATTGTCATCCATATCTACCAGGACATCCATCAGATCTCCCGGAGTGGTGTTTAGCGCCAAAGCCAGCGCGGGCAGTTTGTCCACTGAAATGTTATTTTTGCCTTTTTCGATCG